TTTTCATTTGTCTTTTTAACCTTGCGCTAAATGTTTCATTACATCTTTGATTGATTTCTTCTTTTGTCATTCCTTCCTGCAACATTACCGTTTCAACTCCATAAACCCTTACAAGGTTATTCCATTGCTTTCTGTTTCGTAAACTAGAATTAACTCCGAAATGCTTTTCAAATTTCAATCTAGCGACTTCCATTTCTTCCTCACGGTCTTGTAATTTGTCCTTTAAAATATCAATGTTTGTGTTCATGTTTATTGTATATTTTGTCAAGTTTATTTTTTACACTTGGCGTTAATCCTGGTGGCATTGGAAACGTTGGTATCTCCATTACAGGTATTCCCGTTGTCTCTGTAAAGTACTTACTATCCATCTGCAAGCCTGCTTGCTTCATTGATACCGCCATTTGTACAAAGTTTTGGTTAGTCTCCATTATCTCTGCATCATTCTTCAATACTGCCTTTGTCTCTAAAGGAATATCAAAGCCTAGATTGCGCATATTAGGGATAAGTTTACCATTAACAACGTTACTAATAAAACTACCATCCTTAGTTTGCTTGTCTTCCATTGATTTGTCACTTTGTGACTTGCCACCTTGTCCTGCGCCTAGTTTCCCCGGCACGCTATCCAAAGCGTCAGCGTGACCTAAAATCAGCTTACTTATCTTTGCTTCTAGTCTTTTCTCAAAGTCGGCATACCCTTGATAACCCGTACCACCTAATGCAGTTTCAAGAAATTGAATATCATCTTCAGGGTCTATCAATGCCCATCCTGCACTACCCATTTGCTGCAATGTTTGTGCGAGTTCGCTTCTTTCGCCTTCTGTTACCTTTGTTGTTTTGCCTACTCTAAAAGGCTGTGCAAATAATTCTACAAAGTCACCATTGAATCCTAAAAGATTACGCAAAAATATCTCATACAATGCCACTTTATAAAGTAGCCCAAAACCTGTTTTGCTGCTTCCAATATCATTGTAGGTATCTACCCAAACGTGCCAATCTTTATACGGTTCGTCTAAGAATACAGTTCCGCCTATTGAATAAACAAAGTTTGTAACATTATGCCTGTCAGGTGAAACGTTCCACCTCTTTACAATAGCTAAATCAGGAAACTCCCCATCTACAATATTGCCTAATGTTATTAAGGAATATCCGTAAAACATTGCATCCAAAGAAAAGTAAATAAACTTATTAAACCATTCTTTATTTTGTGATTTTCCCTTAATATTTTCGGTAAATATATCGGTTGTATATTGGTCTATATTACCGTTCTCATCTATAAACTCCCACTTTCTTAATAGTGTCAAATCCTTTCTTCTTTCCATGCAGGCATAAACGTGACCGTTGTTTATTGTATCGATAAATAACCGTTGTGCTTTAACTCGGTGTGGATACCACGCATTTTCTGCTTCGATGACGGCTTCTCTCCATGTTTGAACATCCTGCCTAATACGTTGAAGTTGTACAGGTGCAATGATATTGCGTAAATCACGTTTAATATCGTTCGGATTAACTGAATTACGGGCGAAGGGGTTTACCGCTTGTAACCATTGCTGTATGTTAGTTGTAGGTTGTGCCATGTTTTAATATTGATTAACTAATTTTACATTTCCACCAAATCTAAGCCTTGCGCCTTGTCTTGGCTGCAATACGGGTAATTCGGGAGTTATATCATTTCCTATTGCGGATGCTTGAAGCCAACCTAAAGCGCAATAAGTAGGGTAAATTATCCTTTCGTCTTTCCTTTGCCTGTCTTGGCTGTCACCCATATAGCGGTGGATTATTGCGTCAGGAATATTTTTCGGTGAAATTCTAAAATGTAAATGATATAAACAAATGGCGATACATACCATCAATAACTTCTGGTCTCTATTGTCACCCGCTACCCAATAAGTAGTATTTAGCAAAGATGTGTTTGCGGGTACGCTGTACGCCGTTGGATTACCCCAATATTGAACGCCGTTATATTTGTCGTCAGGGAAAACGTTAATAACATTATAGTCAATTGCCGTGCCTATTGCTAATGCTGCATCATGATTAATTGGTTGTGTAGCTATCTTACAAGTATAAACTTTATTATTCCAAAATACTACATCGCCTATATTATACCAACCGTAAATATTGAATGTGGGATGTGGGAGTAGAGCATTAAACAAATCATATTGCATCCCTAATAAAGTCCACTTGGTAGCATTAAACGACTCAGGAATAGTTATCGCTGTTGCACAACTATACACGCTCCCATTGTATAATGTGTAAGTATTTAATGAATAAGTATTAGTTGCATCGTATGTAGGCGCATTCAGGTAAACAGTTGATTCTGCAATCCATGACTTAGTATAATCATGTTGAGAAGTTGCGTCAAATTCCCTAGTGGTATCATATTTCTGTTTAAGGTATGATATACATTCCTCAACGGCTGCCCGTTGTATGCCTTGAAGAATAGATTGATTGTTACCCGTTAATTGATTCAACGTGTTAGCTTCAATCTGTTTGGCATAATCGCCGATAAATAAAAAACTATCCATATTGCAAAAGTATGTATATTAATAAGAGTTTCGTGAAATATTTTTACCGAGAGTTGGGAGTTTAATAGTACCCCCTCTTTGATACTGTAAAAAGTCATTCGCAAAGGCTGAACAAATAAGATAATCAAATAAATCTGAAAAGTGACCGACTATTTGATAAGACTTTTTTGTATTTGGGTCGGTCGCTGTTTCTTTGTTCTTTGTTCCGTCAGGGGCTTCTTTTACTGCAATAAAATCATTAATCGACCTTTTACAATTTGTGCCTATTAATACATCAATGTCATTAAAATTCTTCTCAAATATAGTGTTTATAAAGTCCCCACGCATTTTAACACTTGGATTACTTTTTAATACTCTTAGCGTAGGATGGTAACTTTTTAAGGCATCATTTATTAATCTATAAAAATTATACCCCTTTTCTAGCTTAGTATCCTCTTTGCTTGCTGTTGCATCCCCGTAAACAAACAATCCTGCTTCATGTGAAGGAAATTTCCTTATAAATTCATTGCAAACAGATTTCACCGTGTTATTTGGTGTAACTCCTGCAATCTCATCTATCATATAAACATTTTTACCTTTAATTTGAAATATTCCCATAGATAAATACGGGCTTACATTATCATCCCATGATATATGCAAAGGCAATTCAGGATTGTAAGTAGTTACTCCTACATGATTATTAACCTCAAAACATTTATAAAACTCACCGCCCGTTTTCATTTGAACATCCCAATTCCCCTCTACAAATACCTCGTATTGGAAACGTGGCATATTTTTTAAATTCTCTAAATACTCTTTTGTCAAATATGGGTTATCGGTTATTTTACTTGGAATGTATTTCCATCCTTGAGGTAAAGTTCCTAATTTCCATTTATCATATATTTTAATCTTTACCCAATTATTATTTGGATTACAAGTAGCTAAAATCAATGGTTTTGGCATATCGTCACACTTCCAACGTCCTGCACGGCTAAAGGCTTTATCTAATGTAACCTCTTTACATTCGTTTATTTCTTCAAATAGAAATCCATTAACTTCTAAACCTTGAAGCCAAAGCAATTCTTTGTCATTATCGTAATTCTCACTTTTGAAAATTATCGTACTCCCATTTGGATGAGTATATTCATAAGGCGAAGATTTAAGGACTCCAGATGGCTTTAATTGCGTAAATGACGGTATTGTTGTAGTTCTTATTTTTTCAAGGTTTTCTCTTATAACACACCATCTACTTTTTGGGAAGGCTGAACAAAGAATCAATAAGGCTGAAAGGCTGCCAAAAGTTTTTGCCCCACCCATTGCACCCCCAAATAAAATAAAGCTATACAATTCGCATCGTATAGCTTCCATTAATTCGTTTTGCTTATCAGTTAAAATAATATTCATTAAACTTTTATTTCTCTGTCACCCCACTTTATAACCGTTGTTTCCAACTTTTCGCCCCCAGTAGTAATATCTACTTTATCACCGTACTTTTTAGGCTTCAATTTTGATGCAATCCATTTTCTTGTTTCAACTCTTAATTTTGACCTATTAACAACTTCTTTGTTTTCTTGTTGCCCCTTCTCTGTTTCTATCAAATCATTACTGCCATCGTCCGCAATATCAATCATTTCTTCAATCATAAAATCGGCTTGTTCTTCTTTCGCCCTTGCGTATTGTGTGCAAAATCCGTCTTTGTCGTCACGCAACCAACGTAGTACAGTTGCTACATTAGGCATCCCTTCACCTTTGCAAATAGTCCTTAAACTCTTTGAAGATGAAGATATTTCAGTGCATATTTTATTAGCTATTTCTTTGTTATATATTTCGGGTCTTCCTGCCATAATCAAACGCAAATAACCCCATTAGAGGGGTTACTGCAAAGGTAAGGGGAAATGTTAGAATAAAGTTTGTTGTTTATTTTGCTCTATTGCTGCAAGTAGATTTTTCTTTGATAATTCAAAGTATGATTTTTTTAACTCGATGCCTACGTATTTACGACCCGATTTTAAAGCTACATAACCTTCACTAGCTACGCCACTAAAAGGACTTAACACAGTTTCACCTTTATTGCACCACATTAAATAACACCATTCAATAGGCGTTAATTGAGTAGGAGTTATGTGTCTTTCATCGTTGTTATCTCTTGCTGACCTATAATCTAGTGTATCGCCTTCGTTAATATCAATCCATACAGGTTCGGCTATTTTGCACCATAAATCAAAAGGAATGTTATTTTGTATAGGAACTTCATTAATGCCTCCTTTTTTAAAGGTAAGAATATAATCTGCAAGTCCGGGTCTAACTATTGAACTATCTTTCTTTGTAGTACCCCACATCAACTGCCTATTTTTAGTTCTTATTGCTGCTGTTTTAGGGTCTTTTCTTATCATATTTTCAGCATGAAACTGAAATCCGACCTCTTGAAATAACCGTATCAAATCCCCT